AGCAAAGTCATTACTAAAAAAATTGGCGTAACCGACGGGCGCCCAACTATTGCGCTAATTGGCGGCAGCGAACTACCCGCCTACGATTTGACCATAACCCTACAAACCCAGGCAACCGCCTAAGATAGGTGCAACATGAAATACGAAATAGTTAGCCCCCGTATCGGTTGCCCTGGCGACACCTACGAACCAGTAGACGGCGTTAATGTCGACGCGCTGGTAGCAGGCGGTTTTATTATTCAATCCCCCACGACAGCGCCAAAAGGTGCTAAAACTAAGACAGACACAAACAAGGAGTAAACCTAATGGCTACTAGTACTTATTTATCATCGCCTAACGTCACCGTTAACAGCGTTTCGTTGCAAGACCAATGCCACGGACTTACTTTTACGCGCACTATTGAAGCCTTAGAAAGTACCGCTTTCGGTTCAGGTTCCCGCGTGTACGTGGCAGGCCTAGAAAACTCTACGTTGTCGCTTGACCTGTACCTATCGTTTGCAGCTTCAGAAACCTACGCAACGCTTAAATCGCTTGTGGGCACGTCTACTACTGTTTCGTGGTCGAGCAGCGCAACAAGCCCAGGCACCGCAACCAATCCAACTATGACCCTAACCGGGGCGTACCTTGAAGCCTTGCCGTACGAAATGGCCTTGGGCACCCTTGGCCAAATCTCGGTAGTTTTTACCGGAGGGGTTTACAGCGTTCTCGAAGTTTAATTAACCGCCTGAAAAGGCCCGACACAAAAGGCACATAATGAAACTTACGCTAAAAGTAGAAACAGCCGACACCGCCTATGAGGTGGTAACAAACCTGTACGTAATAATTTTATGGGAACGCAAATTTAAACGTAAAGCGTCCGACATGGCGCTAGGTATCGGCGTAGAGGACTTAGCCTTTATGGCATACGAAGCGTCAAAAATAAATAAAATTGTTGTACCCAGCGAATTTGACACGTTTGTTAAAGGCTTAACCAATATTGAAGTAGTCGATACCGAGACTGCAAACCCCACCTAAGGGGCACCCACGCGCGCCAGTTATGCGAACTACTGGTAGCAATTTCGTGGTGGCCCCCGTCTATACCTTTTGACATAGACGATTTGGCTACCGTCGTTGCTGTATTATCAGACAACAACAAGCAACGAAAGTAACCGCTATGGCCATATCAACAACAATGGATATTTACGGCGTTAAACAAGCGGTAGCAACCCTTAAAGAAATTGAACCCGAATACGCTAAAGAAATGCTAAAGAAAGTTAAACAAGCGGGCGACCCTGTTTTAGTAGCTGCACGTTCTTTAATCCCTACAAAACCACCGTTAAGCGGCATGGGGCGCGGCAACCTTATTAAAGGCCGTGAAGGTACCAAATGGTCTAGCGATATGGCTAGCGCCGGGTTTAAAATTATGACCAACCGCAGCGGCAAAAAAGAACGAAGCGTAAAGTTTAAATCGGGTGAGGTAGTCGACTTTAAAGCGCAGCCGTACCAGTTGTTAAGCCTTAGACAAAAAGACGCTGCAGGCGCTATTTGGGACCATGCAGGCGCTAAAACCCGTGGCGCGTTTGTACGCAACTTAGAGGTAGGCGGTTCATTTAATCCACGCGCTAGCGAACCTGCCGTAGACATAGCACGCCCAGCAGTCGAAGCCGTTGTAGTCGACATTATGGCCGAAGTTATGGCTATGACAAACCGAAAACTAGAGGTTAATTATGGCAATTAACATACCAATTATTACGTCGTTTAACGGCAAGGGCGCCGAAGCCGCAATAAAAGAATTTCAAAACCTAACTAAAGCGTCAGATAAAGCGGCGTTCGCTATAAACAAAATGGCTGTACCTGCAGCTATAGCGTTTGGCGCCATTGTTACAGGCGGTTTTAAAGCCGCACAAGCCGCAAGCGACTTTAACGAAACGGTCAGTAAATCAGGCGTCATTTTTGGTGAAGCGTCAACAGAAATAAAAGCGTTTGCAGATACAGCCGCACAAAGTTTAGGACTATCAAAACAAGCCGCGTTAGACGCGTCGGCAACTATGGGCATTTTTGGTAAATCTGCAGGTTTAGCCGGTACAGACCTATCCAACTTTTCTATCGAAATGGTCAAACTTTCGGGCGACCTGGCAAGTTTTCATAACGCTAACCCAGCCGACGTAGCCTTAGCCTTAGGCGCCGCATTACGTGGCGAAGCGGAACCTATACGCAAATTTGGCGTACTACTAAACGACGCAGCGGTAAAAGCCCAGGCTATGAAAATGGGCCTATATGACGGCACCGGTGCCCTAGACGCACAAGCAAAAGTACTTGCTACTCAAAAGATTATTTTGCAACAGACAAGCGACGCCCAAGGCGATTTTGCGCGCACGTCAGAGGGTGCAGCTAACCAACAACGCATACTAAAAGCCCAAGTAGACAACGCAAAAATATCTATTGGGCAAGCGTTTTTACCAATACTCGAAGCCGTTTTACCTGTATTGGTTACGTTTGCTACAGCCATTGGCAATAACACCGACGCGTTTATAGCGTTTGTTGCAGTTATCGGCACTATTTCAGGCGCAATAGTTCTGGCTAAAGCGGGCATGATGTTATATAAAGCGGCTGCCATTATTACAACAGGCGTTAATTTCGCGTTGGCTACATCGTTTACCGCCGTACAGGTTGCTACTGGTATTGGAATTATTGCCGTTGCTGCAGGCGTAGCGGCGTTTGCGTTATACACAAAAAAGATGAACGCAGCACGCAAAGAAAGCGATTTACTAAACCAACAAACGTTAACTACCGCGGGCACTATTGCCGGTACGGGCGCACTTATGGGGCCTAAAGGCTTTATAGGTCCAGAACTTACCGCCGACCAACTTAAAGAACGTATTGAGGCATTTAACAAAATTGAAAAGAGTACGGGGGCGGCTACTAAAGCAAACTACGACTACGCTAAATCGCTTAAAGAAGGATTACAAGAAGCGTTAAAAGACGCCAACAGCGCGTTAAACGACGCAAAAAAAGCGTTAACCGATTACGCCGAAACAGTAGCCCAAGGCTTAATGGACGCGTTCAGTTTTAAAGACGCTAAAGCCGCAGGCAAAGACACAGGCAAAGGGTTTTTATCCGGACTACGTGACCAAGTAAACGGCATTAAAGACTATTCAAACGACGTACAACACGCGTTAAACCTTGGGTTATCGCAAGACAGCCTTAAAGCCGTTTTAGCAGCTGGTAGCGAAGCGGGCGCGGCCATAGCAAAAGAACTAGTAAAAGGCGGCAAAACCGCGATAGACGAAACTAACGCCCTAGTTGATAGCGCAAACATGGCAGCCGAAAAGGTAGGTCTAAACGCAGCGACAGCCTGGTACCAGGTAGGCGTCGACAACGCACAAAAAACAGTTGACGGTTTACAAGCCGAAATAGACAAACTAACCCCAAAAATGATGAAACAAATGGACGCGTTAGCAAACAAACTGGCGCGCACAGTTGATATAACAGTACGGGTAAACGAAGTAGTAACACGCGTAACAAATAGCGTTAGTGCCCCCGTTGCCGCACCAATAAGCCAAGACGTACGGCGCCAATCTGCAGGCGATACCTACAACATAAACGTAGCGGGCGTTATGTCTAACGCACAAACAGGCGAAGAAATTGTAAACAATATTCGCGCATTTAACAGGGCTGCAGGCCCGGCAAATATAACTATCGCATAATGGCTACGTCAGTAATTGAAAGCGGCAGCTACGAACTGTTTATAGACACGGGTTTTATGCTTGACGCGTTTACCCTTGACGACGCAACGCGCGGCCTATTAAACGGCACCCAGTACGTGTTAGACGGCACGACAGAGTTTGCACCAATGCTTGAATACTCGACAAACGTAAACATTAAACGCGGGCGGCGTGACGTAGGCGACCAATTTAGCGCGGGCACAATGTCATTTAACCTTAACGACGACCTAGCCGGGGGCACGTTAAACCCGCTTTACTCATCTAGCCCATACGTAGACCCTGCAGGGCAATTTACCCTGGCACCGTTACGGCGCGTATCGTTTGGCAGATACAACAGCGTAGGCACGTTTATAACGTTGTTTGTAGGGCAGATAGTCAACTACGACTACACCTACGAACTGGGCGGACAAAACACGGTAAGCGTTTATTGTGCCGACGATTTTTATTTATTAGCCCAAACAGCGTTAGCCGAATTTAACGTATCCGAACAGTTATCGAGCGCCCGCCTATCGGCTGTATTAGACCTGCCTGAAGTTGCTTACCCGGCTTTAACACGTGACATTGAAACAGGCACTCAAACGTTGGGCGGGGCAGCTGCCTACACGGTTGCCGAAGGTACCAACGTAAAAGCGTATATAGACCAAATACAGGCAGCCGAACAGGGCCGTATTTTTATGTCGAGGACAGGCGATATAACTAGCCAACCGCGCATTGGTAATACGCTTTCAGGTAGTGTCGCAGACTTTCACGACGACGGAACAAACATACCGTATAACTCTTTAGGCATTATTTTTAACGCCGACCTAATAGTAAACAGGGCAAGTATTCAACACTTAGGCGCCACAAGCCCCGAGGTAGCCGACGACTTGGCAAGCCAGGCTAAGTACCTTATTCAAAATGTCAGCATTACTAACAGCCTTTTACACAACGACGCAAGCGCGCTTACCCTGGCAAACTATTTATTAGTTGGCGAACCA